CCACCACCACCGCAAACACTGCTTCGCTGCAGAAACTGTTTGTGAACGTCACCGACATCAAGCGCTTTGTGAAGGTCTCCGTGACCGTGGCTGGTGGCACCGGCGCCGGTGCCGTGGCTGTGATCGGTCTGGCTTCTGCGAAGTACGGCTGATCATGGCTCTGACGGAGGATCTGGATATCTTCCTGGCGGACTTTGGCGTCAGCTGCACGGCTGGCGCCACTACCGCCAACGGGATCCTGGATATGCCCAGCCAGGTGATCAGCGATGGGATGGTGCTCACCACCGACTACACGCTGACCGCCAGGACCTCCGCATTTGGCAGTCTCATCCGCGGCGACTCGATCACTGTGGATGGGACTGCCTATACCGTCCGCGAGACGATGTTGATTGACGACGGCAAGTTCGTTCAGCTCGGGATTCAGAAGACATGAGCGGTCCCTTCAAGGTCAACACACGGAGCCAGTGGGCAGCGCAGAATCCTGTGCTGATGGCGGGAGAGCCTGGCCTTGAAAGTCAGACCGGCAACCTGAAGATCGGTGACGGCAGGACCGCGTGGAATACGCTGCCGTATTTCAGCAGTCCCGCGAACTGGGGATCCTTCTGGGATACAACCTCACAGACGGCAACAGCTAATACGCCAACGTCGATCCTGTTGCGGAAGAACGACCTAGACAACCGTGGCATCAATGTGATCTCCAATAGCCGGATCACGGTTGACCATCCGGGGGTTTATAGCATCACTTTCTCGATTCAGTTCACCAATAACGACAACAGCATCCACGACATCAATGTGTGGCTGCGCAAGAACGGCAGCGGATCCAGTGGTGATGTGGCTGACAGCGATAGCAAGTTCAGCATCATCGCCAAGCATGGCAACACACCAGGCAACATCATCGGCACGGTTAACTATGTGCTGAAGCTGGCCGCGGCGGACTACATCGAACTGATGTGGGCAACAAGTGATGCTGATGCTTACATCCACGCCGAAGCCGCTGCCACCAGTCCGTACACGCACCCTGGGATTCCGGGCATCATTTGCACAGTGGTGCAGGTGGCATCGGCATGACAACGAAGCGCGAGTCGATCCTGGCTGGTATCCGCACGGCGCTGACGGGCACCACTGGCGTGAGCACGCGCATCTACCGCAGCAGGGTGGAGCCGTTGGCTAGGGGCGAGCTGCCGGCCATCGTGGTCGAGCCGATCAATGATGTGTGCGTGCAGTTGACGAGCACACCAACGCTGGACTGGACGCTTACCGTGCGCATTGCCGTGATTGTGCGAGGCAACATCCCTGATCAGGTGGCTGATCCGATTGTGGAGAGTTTGCACGCGAAGGTGATGGCAGATCTGACGGTCGGAGGCCATGCCTACGACGTGCAGCCGACTGGAGTTAGCTTTGATATGCAGGAGGCAGACCAGCCATCTGGTGTGATCTCCTGCGACTACGTCGTGAAGTATCGGACTCGAGTCGCTAATTTGGCTCAGAGTCCGTAGTAGCTACGATGATGGACGAATACAAAGGCCAGGGCGGCAGCTATCTGGTCGACAAGAAAACCGGCAAGCGAAAGCTCGTCGAGCGGACCCAGCCGGCTCCCCACCCCCAACCCGAGGTAGCCACCAATGGCCTCAGTTCTGACACGCCGGCGTCTGATCCTGGCGAAGATTGAAACCACCTACGCCACTGACTCCAGCCCGACCGGCTCGAGCAATGCCATCTTGGTGCGCAACCTCGAGATTCAGCCGCTGGTCGCTGAGACCGTAAACCGCGACTTGGTGCGCCCTTACATGGGGCAAGCCGATCAACTGCTGGCGCAGACCCGGGTCGAGGTGACCTTCGAGGTGGAGCTGGCTGGCTCCGGCACTGCTGGGACCGCTCCGGCCTATGGTCCGGTGCTGCGTAGCTGCGGCCTATCTGAGACGCTGGTGACTAGCACCAGCGCCACCTACGCGCCTGAGAGCAGCGGCTTCGAGAGCTGCACCATCCACTACCACGAGGATGGCATCCGCCACAAGCTGACCGGCTGTCGCGGCACCTTCGAGATCAACGGTGAAGTGGGTCAGATCCCTGTGATCGCCTTCACCATGACGGGCATCTACAACGCCCCCACGGACGAGACGCTGCCTACCCCCACCTACGCCAACCAGGCCACCCCCCTGTTGTTCAAGGAAGGCAACACGGTCAGCTTCTCTGCGTTCTCCTACAGCGGGTGCCTGCAGTCCTACAACTTCAGCATCGCCAACGACGTGATCTATCGCGAACTGGTGGGCTGCAGCAAGGAGATCCTGATCACCAACCGCGCACCCAGCGGCACGATCGTGATCGAAGCGCCGACCATTGCGGCGAAGGACTTCTTTGCGATCGCCACTGGCAGCAGCACTGGCAGTATCACCTTCCAGCACGGCACCAGTGCCGGCAACAGGTGCACGGTGACCACAGCTCAGTCTGACCTGGGCAACCTGACCTACTCGGATCAGGACGGTGTGCAGATGCTGAACATGCCCTTCATTGCAGTTCCGACCAGTTCGGGCAATGATGAGCTGAGTCTCGCTTTTACCTGACCTTGGCTTTCGTTCTCAAGCAGTCGGACACCTACTCGTGGCCGGTCGCCTTCGATCTTCCTGTCGATGGTGGCCGCCATGAGCGTCAGACCTTTGATGGTGAGTTCAAGCGCCTCCCACAGAGCCGCATCAGGGAGATCGGCCAGCAAATTGAGGCTGGCGAAATTATCGACGGCGCGATCGCTGCGGAGGTACTGGTCGGCTGGTCTGGTGTGACCGATGGCGATGGCAAGGATGTGCCCTTCAGCCAGAAGGCGCTGGATCAAATGCTGGACATTCCGCTGCTGGCGACGGCTGTGGTGATGGCCTACTTCGAGAGCCTGCAGGGAGCTAAGCGAAAAAACTGATCGAGGCCGCTGAGCATTGGGCAAGCGGTGGCGTTGTGGACGAAACCGCCGACGATGCCGCGGCCTTTGGCTTTGACCTGCCGAATCTGCCGCCGCCACCGGATGAAGACTTCGGGATCCTCCCCGAGAACTGGCCGGTGGTGCAAATGTTCCTCCGTGTGCAGACGCAGTGGCGCACCACGATGAGTGGCGTGATCGGATTGGACTATGCAGCGGTGCGCTGGCTGTTTAAGCTGTACGACGTAGAGGAACCGCGCGCGCTGCTGGAGGACCTGCAAATCATGGAGGCCGCAGCGATGACCGTGATCAATAAACAGGGGGCATAGCCATGGCCATGAACATGGAGGCAATGCTCAAGATTCGAGCAAATGTCGTCGGAGAGAACAATATCCGCCGCCTTGGCAACTCCATGCAGGGAGTCCAAGGGCAGGTTAAAAATCTTGCAATGTCATTTGACGGCTTGCGCGCAGCCGTTGGCGGAGTCGCCGGTCTGATCGGTGGCGGCTTGATCATTAACAAAATCTTCGGAGATGCAGCGACACTAGAGAGCCAGGCTCGCAGTCTGCAGGTGCTAACCGGCAGCGCGACTCAGGCATCTCAAATCATTCGAGAACTGCAAAGCTATGGAGCACTGACTCCGTTTGAGTCGACTGAACTGATCGAGACGGCAAAGCGCCTAAATGCTTTTGGAGTTGAATCGAATCGAGTTGTTGATGTTGTAAAAACGCTCGGCGATGTAGCTGGCGCAACCGGCGCCAACTTAGGCGAACTCGCGACGGCCTATGGCCAAGTGGTTGCCAAAGGGCGACTGCAAGGCGAGGAGCTACTGCAATTCCAAGAGCGTGGCGTTGCGCTCTCGGCTGAGTTGCAGAAAATGTATAAGCTGCAAGGCCAAGAATTCACCAAGGCACTCGAAGGTGGAAGAATCAGCGCCCAGGCTGTTGAGGTTGCCATTCAGCGTCTTACGGCTGCCGGCGGCAAATATGCTGATGGTGCCATTGCTCAAAGCGATACCCTAAACGGTAAATTCAGCACACTAAAAGATAACATCACAGGTCTCTCGCAAACAATCGGAACTGTTCTAGGTCCTGCTGTTAAGGCGATTCTGGATTTAGCAATTAATGTAATTGATACAATCAATAAGGCTATCAAGTTGGCAATCAGTGGTCCTCAGCAGGCAGAGGCCACGGCATCTATTCGCGCTGGTCAGTTGCCATTTGGCGGACCCGCTGCTATCGATCGCATCATTGGCGAGCAGCGTCGGCGAGCGCTTCAAAGGCAAGCAGGGAGCGCCTTTTTAGGTGTTGGTTTTAATGAGCAAAACTTCATCAAATTGCTACAGCAACAGCCTGAATTCTCGGCTCGCGGACAACGGCGCGCCGCGTTGCCAGCCACCCCTCCGCTACTGCCTGGTCGCGCGTCGGGCAGTGACGCTGCTGAAAAAGAAAAAGCAGCACAAAAACGTGCTGAGGCTGAGCGTAAGCGAATCGCGGAAGGCATAGCATCTTCGCGTGAGTCACTAGCGCAATCGAGGGCGGAGCTGGCGATTCTTCGCGAAACCGATCCTCTCAGAAAAATCCAGCTCGAATATGCAGAGAGGCGCCGAGCCGTCAGCGCCGCGGCCGATAAGGAATTGCGCCAGCAGTTGCCCATTGAACAGCAGGCCAACATCCAGCGCACCAGATCGGTTGAGATTCAGAAGCTGCAAGTTCAAGAAACCAATGCGCTCATCGAAAAATTCAAGGAGCTGAAGGGCGCCGGCTTCGAGGCCGGCATGGGCGGAGAGCTGTTCTATGCGTCTGTACAGAAAACAACTTCGGCAATGGAAGACTTCCGTGCTGGCATCGGTTCCTACATTGAAAGCATCGGGACACTGGGCGCCAACCTGAGCAATGTCACTCAGACCGCTTTTAAGGGTCTCGAGGATGCCATTGTCTCCCTGACCACTACCGGCACCTTTAGCTTCCGTCAGTTTGCACAATCCATCATCGAGGAGATCACCCGCATGGTCACGCGAATGCTGATCATTGCGCCTCTACTGCGATCTGTGCAGAGCATGTTCGGCGGTGGTGGTGGGGGCGGCTTGCTTGGAGTGGCCAGCACGCTGAGCAAGACCATCGGCTTCGGTGCTAGCGCGATGGGCAACGTCTTTGCCCAGAACGGCATCCAGAAGTTCGCCCGTGGCGGCATCGTCGATAAGCCGACGATGTTCCCCTTCGCCAAGGGCATTGGCCTGATGGGTGAGGCCGGACCTGAGGCGATCATGCCGCTGCGCCGTGGCCGGGATGGCCGCCTCGGTGTGCAAGCCACTAACGGTGGCGGCGGTGTGAGCGTGGTGGTGAA